ATTATATTAGAAAAATCCACAAACGATATTGTCGTGTTTTGTCACGATGACATTTATTTTGAAAAAAATAATTGGGGAAATAAAGTATTAAAACATTTTAAAAGAAATCCTGAATACGGGATTTTAGGTGTTGCGGGTAGTACAAAATTACCTGTATCAGGTAAATGGTGGGAAGACCCCAAAAAAATGAGGGGTATAGTTAATCACGAACATGAAGGAAAAAAATGGGAGTCAAAGTACTCACCAAGTTTAGGTAATAAACTTGATGATGTAGTATTGATTGACGGTCTCTTTATGGTGATAAATAAAAAAACAATAAAGAAAACCTTTAATGAAGATGTAAAAGGATTCCATATGTACGATGTGGATTTTTGTTTTAGAAACTTTGTTGAAGACGTAAAGATTGGTGTTATGTACGATATACGTATTACTCACCTATCGATAGGTCAAACAAACCAACAGTGGGAAAACAATAGAAAACGTTTTGCTGATTTAAATAATGATAAACTACCATTAAAGATAGAAAAAGTTTTAGACTTAAATTCACCACTAAAAGTTTTAATATCATCACTTTTCTTTAAAACCTTTACAGGTTCTGAAATGTATGTGTATGAGTTAGCCAAAGAATTGGTAAAGTTAAATTGTGATGTTACTGTTTTATCTGACATCGAAGGACCCCTATCAAGATTTGCACAACAATCAAAAATTAAAACCTTACCACACACACAACCACCTGGTTATATTATGGGTGATGGTGTTATGGGTTTTAACACTCCACAGGGGTTTGTTAAAACGGAGTCAGGTAAATTATATAGAAATGGTAGGTACGATTATGACATCGTTCACGTTCAACACAAACCAATCACTGAAAGAATTTTACAACTTTACCCTGATATACCAAAGGTATCTACGATACATTCAGAGGTCATTTCATTAGAAGACCCGATATCGAATGATACCATTATGAAGTATATAACGATTCGTCCTGAAATTACTGAAAAGATAACAACTGTTGATGGTATAGATAATGAAAAGACCCAATTAGTATATAACCCTGTAGATAATAATAAATTCAACAATAGTAATGTTAGTGACAAAAATTACATATTATTTGTGGGTAGTATTGATTACTTAAGGGAAAACACTCTAAAAGACATTTCAGAATATGCTAAGTCGATAGATAAAGAATTATGGATTGTTGGTGAAAACAAATCAAACTATTTAGACGAACTTTTAAAAGATAGTCATGTAAAACATTTTCCACCCACACAAAGAGTTGAAAAATTTGTTAAGGAATGTTCGGAAACTGCAGGAATCTTATTGGGTAGAACAACGATTGAGAGTTGGATGTGTGGTAAACCATCTTGGATATATAAAGTGGATGATAAAGGTAATATTGAATCTAAAGAAAGAGTATTACCACCATCAGATATTGAAAAATTCTACTCTTCAGAAGTTGCGAAAACAATCAAACAAATTTATATAGATTCGATTGTAGAATGGGAAGAACGTATCGACCAAAAAGAAAAAGATATTAGAGAAAAAATGGTTTTTAATGGTAGGTTAATTCAACCTGATAATACTAATAATTGGGGTGACTTGGTACCGTATTCAATAATAGATTCCTTATTCAATCATGACATATCAGAAGATGATGTATTCAATGTTAAAAACCCAAATAAAAAATATTCTGTCTATTCAACAGGTAGTGTTATGCACTTCACAAAAGATGATAGTATAGTTTGGGGTACTGGATGTATTGATGAAAATATGGTAGGTGATACACCTAAAAAAGTTTATGCCGTTAGAGGTCCATTAACAAGACAACAACTGTTAAAGAGAAATATTGATTGTCCTAAAGTATATGGTGACCCAGCATTACTTTATCCTATGATTTACAACCCTAAAGTTGAAAAGAAATATAAGTGGGGTATCATTCCACATTACATCGAATTTGAATCTGAAGAAGATAGAAACGTCATTAAAAATTTAGAAAAACAAGGATTTAAAGTTATTGATATTTGTTCAGGAGAAAAAGAGTTTATTGATGAATTATTAGAGGTTGAGAATGTAATATCATCAAGTTTACACGGTTTAATAGTTGCGGACGCTTATGGTATACCAAACGCTCGAGTTAATATATCTAACAAACTAATAGGTGGTGATTTTAAGTTTAAAGATTATTGTTTATCCGTAGATAGAGATATCGATTTAGGTCACCAACTTAATATAGACACGGAAGTTGGAGATATTGAGAATTTAAATTTTAACAAAAAAATAAAGTTTGATTCTGAACTTTTATTGGAATCAAATCCATGGACAAGAAAATAATTAAATAATGAAAATATTTGTAATATCATCCCAACGAACAGGAACAACATCCACAGGAAAATTCTTTTTACAATCAGGTTTTAAAGTTGCAACATACGCAGTAGGACTTAAAAATTTATGGACACCAAAATGGTTTGAAGGTGACTATGAATCAATTTTTAAATCAAATGACTTCAAAAACAATCAAGTGTTTGAAGATGACCCATGGTGGTGTGAAGATTTTTACAAATACCTATATTTCAGATTTCCAGATTCTCAGTTTGTTTTAGTTGAAAGAGATAGTGATAAATGGTTTGACTCAATGATGTCAAGAGGTAAAGGTAAAACTTTAGGTGGTACCTACCTTCATTCAAGAATTTATAATAGGGAAAGTGATTATAATAATTTAAATGTATATGAAAATGGAAAACCAAGATTTCATAATCTAAGTAAAATGGACAAATTATTACCAATGAATAATAATCATAGGGAACACTATACAAAAATTTACAAATCAAGAAATTTAGAAATAAAAAGGTTCTTTGAAAGAAATGATAAATATAGACTTATTAATGTAAAATTAGAAGACCCAAATAAATGGGAAAAAATTGCAAACCATTTTAATATCAAAAACTACCCTAAACAAATTTGGGAAAATAAATCTAAATAATTAAACATATGAAAATTTTTTGTATTGGATTTAACAAAACAGGTACTAGGTCATTAAAGCATTTTTTTCATAACAATGGTTTTTTAACTGCACCTGTAAGACCTTTTGAGATGACCATGTCAAATTATTACTCAAAAGAGTATAAAAAAATAATTAAGTTAATTAATAATGATTATTCTAAATTTTCTTTTTTTAAAGATGTACCCTTTTCATGTCCTAACTTTTATAAATCTTTAGATGCTGAGTATAAAAATTCAAAATTTATATTAACTATAAGGGATGATGAAAATGAGTGGTATAATTCATTAGTTCGTTTTCATAAAAAATTTGGAGACATTAAAAAAGTTGAAACTTTTAATTATGTAAGACGTGGTTGGATGATTGAATTCTTAAATAATACTTATGGTTCATCAGTTAATAATCCATATGATGAAAAAGTGTTAAAAAATGCTTATTTGAAACATATTAGTGATGTAAAAGAATATTTTAAGGATAGGGAGGATGATTTATTAATTATAAATCTAAAAGATAAAGATATAGTCAATAAAATTGAGAAATTTTTAGATGTTGAATTATCGAATAAAAATGTTCCTCATTTAAATAAATCTAAATAATAAAACTAAAAAAATGAGATTAATTACAGGAAATGGATTGGTTGGTTCAGCGTTAGATGGGAACGTAAAAATCTCAACCAAAGATTATGATTTAAAAAACACTGAAAGTGTTAAATCAATGTTTAAATTTTATAAACCCACAGAGGTTATACATACCGCCGCGAAGGTTGGAGGTTTGGGTTCAAATATGAAATATAAAGGAGAATACTTTTATGATAATATTATGATGAATACTAATGTTATTGAACAAGCTAGACAAAATGGTGTTCAAAAATTAGTGGCATTTTTATCTACTTGTGTTTTTCCTGACGATGTTGAATATCCCCTAACCGAAAAAAAAATTCATTTAGGTGAACCACACTTTTCAAACAACGCATACGCATATGCTAAAAGAATGACTGATGTTCAAATTAGAGCGTACAGAGAACAATATGGTCTTCAATATAAGTCAGTAATACCAACAAACATTTATGGACCTAATGATAATTTTTCATTAACACATGGTCACGTGATGCCGATGTTAATACACAAAATGTATTTGGCACAGAAGAATAATACCCCTTTTGAAGTGTGGGGTACCGGTAATCCATTAAGAGAGTTTATTTTTTCTAAAGATGTTGCTAAGTTGACTGAATGGGTTATGAATAATTACGATGAAGATGAACCTATTATTTTGTCCACTTCAGAAGAAATATCAATTAAAGATTTAGTTGATTTGCTTGTTCAGGAATTTAACTTTAAAGGAGAGGTCATTTTTGATTCATCTAAACCTGACGGTCAATTTAGAAAACCATCAGATAATAGTAAAATTAAAAATTATCTTCCTGACTTTAAATTTACACCTATAGAAGAAGGGATAAAAGAAACAGTAAAATGGTTTATTGAAAATTATGAAAAAACAAGAAAATAAGATTGCATTAATAACAGGAATTAATGGACAGGACGGTTCATATTTAACTGAGTTTTTATTATATAAGGGTTACACAGTTTACGGTATTTTAAAAAGAAATTCTGTAGCTGAAAATCAAACGGCAAGATTAGATAATGTGTATGATAAAATTAAATTATTTTATGCAGATATGACAGATTTATCCTCATTGATTTCGGTTATTCAAAAAGTAATGCCAGATGAGATTTATAATTTAGCAGCACAATCACATGTAAGAATTTCATTTGACCAACCTATATATACTGCAAATGTTACAGGTCTTGGTACTTTGAATTTACTCGAAGCTGTAAGATTAATTAAACCAGATGCTAAGGTATATCAAGCATCATCTTCTGAGATGTTTGGTAATAGTATTGATGAGGATGGATTTCAAAGAGAGACAACACCTTTAAATCCAGTATCTCCTTATGGTTGTGCTAAAGTATTTTCATATAACATTTGTAGAAATTATCGTAACTCTTATGGAATGTTTATTTCAAATGGTATTCTATTTAATCATGAATCACCACGAAGGGGAACAAACTTTGTGACAAATAAAGTAGCTAAAGAAGCGGTAAAAATTAAGTTAGGATTGTCTAATGAACTTAAGTTAGGTAACTTAGATGCTACACGAGATTGGGGTCATGCTAAAGATTATGTAGAGGCAATGTGGATGATATTACAACAAGATAAATCTGACGATTATGTGTGTTCTACTGGTATATCACACGCAGTTAGAGATTTATGTGAATACACTTTTTCAAAACTTGGACTTAATTATGATGATTACGTAAAACAAGATGAAAAATATCTAAGACCTGAAGAATTACATGATTTAAAAGGAGATTCTTCAAAATTAAGATTACACACAGGATGGAATCCTAATTATACTTTTGAAACTATGATGGATGAAATGATTGATTATTGGTTAAATTATTTTAAATTATAATAAATAAAAGCGTTATATAGAATATATGCCAACGAGAAAGCAAAGAAGTGATAATAATTTATCACAAACGAAGATGACAACTAAAGAATATATAAACTCACTTGTAAAAAAGACACCAAGAAAAAAATTCCTTTCAGAATCACAAAAAGAATATTTTGATATTTTAGAAAATAACGAAATAACTCTTTGTACAGGTCCTGCGGGAGTTGGTAAATCTTACATTGCAATGAGTGCAGCAGTTCACTTACTGTTAGACCCAAACAACTCTTATGAAAAAATAATCATTGTGAGACCAGCAGTTGAAGCTGAAGAGAAATTGGGTTCATTACCTGGTAATGTTGAAGAAAAATTAGACCCATATATTTTCCCATCATATTACCTATTAAATAAAATCATAGGTAAAGAAGCTAGAGAAAAATTAAAGAACACCGACATTATTGAAGTATTTGCACTAGCATACATGAGAGGTATGAATATAGATAACTCAATTCTAATTTTTGAGGAAGCTCAAAACTGTACACCAAAACAAATGAAACTTCTTTTAACACGTATTGGGTTTAATTCTAAATTTTTCATTTCGGGAGACTTGGAACAAACGGACAGATATAAAGATAAAACACAATCAGGATTATGGGACGCTCTAAGTAGATTTAGGGAACTAGATAAAGTAGGTATTTTTGAATTTGATTCTAAAGACATTATTAGAAACCCATTAATTACAAAGATTTTAGATAGATACGAAGAATGAAAATAGCGATAGATACAAATGGTGTATTAAGAGATACTTTAGGTAAAGCAGAACAAGTATATCAAAAATTCTTTATTGATGATTACATACAAGAAGAAGGTGAAGAAGATTTTGAATATAAATTAAATTTACCTATTACGAGTATGAATTTAATTGACCATTTTGTTTTTCCTAAAACAGAAGATTTGTACGATTTTTTATACGTAGATTTTCCTATGAATATATTTGGTCATGCCGCATCTGTGAGTGCTAATACTTTTAATGTAGTAAATGAAATTTACGAGGATTTAAGAGACGACCACGAAATATCTATTATCTCAGATGAGATACAAAAGTCAAAACCAGCAACATTATTCTTCCTTTCAAAATATGGGTCTTTAGTTGAGAAAATTAATTTCTATTCTAAAATCACTATGGATGATGTAATCTCAGATTATGATGTTGTTATCACAGCTAATCCTGACATCTTAGAGAATGAGAATTTTAATATGAAAAAAGTAAAATTCAATACATCTTATAATGAAAATATAAACTCAGAATATACAATTAATAATTTAGAAGAATTTAAAGAATTGTATGAAGAATTAAAATTAAAAGAAAATGTTTAAAATACTAGGAGAAACATACTACTTAGATTTCAATGAATTAGATAAACAAATATCGATTGAAAAAATAGTAGTGAATGAAGATGATGAAAACCAAGGGGACCACAGTGTAAATTTGGTGAAATTTGAACTACTAAAACTAATGGTTGAAGTAGTTTTAAGTGAAAGAGAAGAAATAGATGAAAACTTGGGTGTTTACTCAGGTAAAGATTTAAGTATTCCCTTTAGAATAGCATTTAATACATTATTAAGACATAATATACTTAAAAGTTTATAATCAATGGAAATAGAACAAATTCAAAAAATTGAAGCATCTATCTTAAAATTAACAGATAGAACATCAAAAATTTATTTTTTAGTACAAGATACTAAAGGAAATGCCAAGGGTTCCATAAGATACATTTATCAAATGGCACAAACATTAAAAGATAATGGGTTTAATCCAATTATGATTCACGAAGAAAAAAATTACACAGGTGTTTCAGGTTGGTTAGACGAAAAATATATGGAATTACCTCATCAATCTATTGAAGGTCAAAATCTTCAAATATCACCTGAGGATTTTATTATTATCCCTGAAATATATGGTCACGTATTAGAGCAGGTTTCTAATTTCCCATGTGGTAAAATTGTACTTTGTCAAGCATATGACCACATGTTAGAAACTTTAACACCTGGGTCTAATTGGGCACAATACGGTTTTAGAAAGGCAATAACAACAACTACAGAACAAAAAGAGTATATCAGTAATTTTATGAAAGCTACTGATATGGATATTTTAACACCATATATCCCTGAAATTTTTAGTGTTAAAGATAAACCATCAAAACCTATTATTTCTATTCATAGTCGTGAACAAAGAAATACTGCAAAAATAATCAAAGGGTTCTATTTGAAATACCCACAATTTAGATGGGTTACTTTTAGAGATATGAAAGGTCTTAATCAAAAAGAATTTGCAGAATATCTAAAAGATAGTTTTGTATCTGTTTGGGTTGATGATGAATCAGGGTTTGGAACTTTCCCATTAGAATCAATGGCATCAAGAACTCCTGTAATTGGTAAAGTACCAAATATGAAACCTGAATGGATGACCGACCACAACGGTGTTTGGACTTATGAGATGAATAACATTATCGACATTTTAGCAGAATTTACACAGAATTGGTTAGAAGATAATATTTCAGATTCTTTATATGAAAATTCAGTTTTAACTGCTCAAAAATATTCAAATAAAGAAGAATTTGATAACAATGTTGTTTCAATGTTTAACGAATATTTTGATGTAAGAAGAGATAGTTTCCAAACACAACTAGATAAAATGAAAGTAACAGAAGAAAATTAATTATGGAAAATTTTAACGTATCAGTAATATTACCTGTAGAAAGTTCAAAACATAAAGATTTTGATGAACTATTCTCAAAATCAATACAATCAATATTAAATCAGTCAGTACCTGTTAATGAATTAGTTTTGGTACACTCAGACGAAGAATCACTTGTTTCTAAAATCGAAGGTTTTGATTTTAGTGGTCTAACAGTAAATAAAGTAGTTAACAACGGTGATACTGATTTCGCATCTCAAGTAAATTTAGGTGTCTCTAACGCAAATTCAGAATGGATTTCAATCTTGGAATTTGATGATGAATATGCATCTATTTGGTTTAAAAATGTTAAAAGATATGCTGAGGCATATCCTGATATGCAAGGTTTCTTACCTATTGTTGTAGATGTTGACGAGAAAGGTGTTTTCGCAGGATTTACAAATGAAGCTACTTTCGCTGCAAGTATGAATAGTGAAATCGGTATTTTAACAAATGAAGTATTACTTAATTACCAAAATTTCCAAAGTAGTGGTCTTGTTATCAAAAAAGAAATGTATGAGGACTTTGGTGGTTTTAAACCATCAATGAAATTAACATTTGTATATGAATTCTTACTTCGATTAACTTACAATTCTGTAAACATTATGACAATTCCAAGAATTGGTTATAAGCACATGAACTTACGTTTTGGTTCAATCTTTTGGAACTATAAAAATGGTGAAGAGAGAGTTACTGACGATGAGGTTAAGTTTTGGTTAGAATCCGCAAAAAAAGAACACTTCTTTACCAATGATAGAGGTATAAAATATGAAGCTATCGAAGGTTAATGTTTTTATCCGAAACAAGTGGAAGTTCAGAAAACAAAGAAGTAAAAAAAAGAGGTCGTAAGCCAAAAACCACGACTAATTATTTTGCAGAAAGAGAAGAACATGCTGTTCGCATGTTCTTATCTGCTTGTACGGAAACTGAAAAAAATGAAATATATAACGAGTATTTACGTGCACCTTTAGATAAGATGATTGAATCTATCATCAGACGTTATAAGTTATATAGAAAAGATATGGATTTTAGAGAAATCCATCACGATACACATTCTTTTTTAATCACAAAAGTAGATAAGTTTAAACCGGCTAGAAATAAAAAGGCATATTCTTATTTTGGTACTATTTGTAAAAACTATTTAATGGGTCAAATTATAAAAGACCAAAAAGAGTTAAATAGAAAAATATCATATGAAGACATTTCAAGCTCATTAGAAAATAGACCTGATATGGTTTATTATTTAGAACATGAAAAGGTAGAACCCGAACAAATAATCAATGAATTTTTAACAAAACTAAAAAACTTTATTGATGAAGAAAACTTAAATACAAATGAGCAAAAATTGGGTTACGCCTTAGTTGAATTGTTTGACAATTATGATGAAATATTTATTGGTACTGATAATAATAAATTTAATAAAAATATTATTTTATTATCTCTTCGTGAAATGACTAATTTAACAACAAAAGAAATTAGAACATCGATGAAAAAATTTAAGATTTTATATTACGATATGATGAAAATCATTAATAACCGATAAAATCTAAATTTAGATATTTATAATATTATGGGAAGACCTAAGAAAAAAGAAATTGTTTTATCAAAAGACTCCGTTCTAAGTTTGATGCAAGAAATCTACAACGAACTTGTAGAGCAAAGGTCTACTGCCGTTAGAATTCAGAATAAAATGTTAACAATGTTAAAAGACCCTGAAGATATGACGGTCATTGGTCCTGTAATCAAAGAACAACAAAAGATTATAAATGATACTATTGAAAAGAAATTAACCCTTTCTAAATTACAATCTTCTATTTGGGAAAAGGCTTCAAGTAATGATTCAGAAACCTTTAATCTTTCTGAAATGGATGATGATGTTCTACAAGCACTTATACAAAAAGATTTAGATAAAGATGGTAAAGACGAGGGGTATAAAATAGACTAATTATACCAACATGTCGATTGATTTAAGTCAAGATTATTCTACAATAAAGGCCAAGTTAAGTGCACTTACAACAGTTTTAGAGAACGATAAGAATGAAAGTATTCTTAGAAAATCTAGAGATGGTAATGCTCAAGATTTAAATAATCAAGACATCAATAAACCAATCTCAGAGTTTAGTGATGGAGTATCAAAATCAATAAAAACTGTTAAGTCTCAATTTGACGAGTTAATAGATATATTTAAATATACTTTACCTAACGACCAATCAGGTTCTTATAATAGTACACTTATTCGTGTTTTTTCGTTAGCTGCGATAAACACTAAAGAAAAAATTTTACAAATATTAGTAGAAGAAGTTTTATCTGCGATTGGATGTTCTCAAGAACAAACTTTTGTAATTAATGAACCTCTTTATATAAAAGTTGAGTCGATTGATTTATTTGACCAACTTAAAAATAATCCTAATGAAGAACCCAACGCCTTTTTATACGAAGAAACTCAAACCTCACCAGGTGCTTTACCGTTCTCAATGAATCGAGAAATATACAATCGTATTCAGGACCCTAACGTAAGTTTAGAGGATAATACGGGTTCAAATTATATTGGAGCTTCTAATACTGAAATATTTGATTTTGAATACACAAAAAAAGATGCTCAAGGAAATGTAGGTAACTTTTTAAAAGTAACTCTTTTAAAAGATACGGGTGCAGTTAAAAGGATTTCTGATTTCTTAATGGATTACTACCAATCTATTGATATTTTAAACTTTGATATTTTAGTTGCGAATATTATGCAGTTAATGACTGGGTTTATTTCAATATCAGGTGGTATTTCAGAAGGTAAACAAATAGATATTTCAAGTTGGCAAAAACTAATAACTCGAATTATGGGGTTATGTTTTGATGATACTCAAGAAATTGCTGTGAGTGGTAATGCTAAGTTATCAGACTTAGGATTAATTGATGAATCATTTTTTCAATTAACACCATTAGACTTAAGAAATATAGAATTAGAAACTGAAAATATAAGACAAGGTGTTGTTGAGTTTGAAGATTGTGATAATGTAAAATTACCTATCAATGTGGAGTCTTTTAATTCTGCAATGAAAAATATTAGGTCTAAAGATTCAACAAATGGTAAAATTTTAGCCGTTGAAACATTTTTGTTTGACACCGCAAATAATAAAGATTGGAAAACTTTAACAGGACCTAAATTTAATTTAGACGCCGCATTAAAACTAGACTTTATTAAAGCACTTCCAAGAGCCGTAATGTCAACAATATTATCACCAAAAACTATGTTTGGTATTATGGTGGCTTTAAAGGCTTTAGGTTCATTAGTGGGTGATGGTATTGATAGTTTAATGACATTCATTAATAGATTTAAAAAATTTACAGTTAATCTAATGAGTAGAACTTTATCTATCTTTATTGAAGAACTATTTGATTTAATTAAAAAGAATATAAAAAATTTAGTTGCCGATATCTTAAGAAGAATTGTACAAGAAAGTAAGAATAAACAAGTACAAATGTACACATCAATTATCTATGCACTTTATTTACTTGTTAGTTTAATATTGGATTATCGAAAATGTAAGAGTATCGTAGATGAAATATTAGCACTTTTAAATTTAGGTCTTCAATCTTTAGGTTTGGGTAATATTAGTGTACCTCTCCCATTATTGGCGGGAAGTGCAGTATTACCTGGTGTGTCAGATACAAGAGCATTTTCAAATGTTATAGAACAATTACAAAAATCAGGTCTACCAACTGGTGACTTACCAGATGGTTCACCTAATCTTATGAATATAGGTATTTTTGGTATGGTTAAAGGTATGAATCAAGAACAGGCAGAAAACGGAAAAACTGATGTATTTATACCACCATTAACTATTACACCCGCAGGTTTAACAGTACCAGCAAGAGGGTGGGGTAAATCTTTTTAATTATGGATGAGAACAAAATAAAAAACGTACTATTAGATTTTAAAAATAAGTCAAACAAAGAATTGACTGAAGCCATGGATTTTCTAAATGAAGATTTTGAAAAAACGAAAGAGTATATCGTAAAAATGACATATCATTTGGACGGTGTTGAAAGGGCTTACAATAAACTTTTAGAGGAATATCAAAAAAGAAATAAGAAATGAGTTTTGTTGATAACATAATAAACACTCAAATATTTTCTTCAGGTAGAGTTATTGATGTCAATGACCCCTTGATGTTGGGTAGGTTAAGGATTTTACCTGAAAACGATAATGATGAGGAATTAAAAAAGTCATCAAAAGGTTTTGACCCTAACAGTCCAACTCCCGATAAGAATGGTCCGTGGTCAAATAAAGACCCTTTTTTGTTTCTTCCTTTATTACCTTTATTTATTAATCCCGTACCCAAACAAGATGAATATGTACATTTGTTCTATCAACATAGAGGTTCGAGAACATCAAAGAATAAGTACTATATTCAGGGACCATTTGCCACACCAATTAATCTAAGTAGTGAATCCTTTGAAAATGCTAAAACACATTTAGATTCAGGTTCACGTACAAACCCACCAACAAACATAAAAGTTAATCTATCAACTCAAGGAGCTCAAAGGATACAAGAGGCAAGAAATAATTCAAGTCAAAATGAGGATAAGATTAATCTTGGATACACCAACGATAAAACAAAAGGTGTATTTCCTGAACCTGGTGATAATGCACTATTGGGTAGAGGAAGTGCCGATGTTATTATAAAAGAAAATGAAGTTTTATTAAGGGCAGGAAAATATAAAAATCTACAACCACCAAATATGCCAGATGCGAATGGTAGAAGAGCATTTGTTCAATTATCTAACTTCGACTTTACTAAAACATTAGGTGCCGAACAAAAACGTAAACGTTTAGTTCAAAACAATACGTTTATAAAATACCTTATAGAATATAATATTTATAACCCTGAAAATACCCAAAATAATTTTAGGGGTGATATTACACTATACGGATTACCAAGCCAAGTTCCTCAAGTAAATACTGCTAATTTTGACGTTGATACAGTATTAGACAATAGTCTAAAATCTTCTAAAATTATTTCATCGTTTGAAAATAAATCATTAAGTCAGGTAGTTAATTTAATTAACGATTTTCTTTCAGAATTTAAAACAGGTGAGTTAGATAACGTTTTTGGTGTTAACGGATTCTTAAGAAATGGTGAGCAATACCCATTTTATTTTAGACCAAAACAAAACTTATTAAACATAACAAACCAAACAAGTTCGAATAGTGATGGTAATGCACTAAAAAATGTTGGTGAGATTTTAAATGATATTAAATTAAATCAATTAGACATAACACCTGGTTATAGTTTAGTATATAACGCCAAAGGTGATGAATCAGTACCATATGAATTTGTGGATGATTCTTACTTTGATGAAGAAATAAATAGAGTCGATGAGAGTGTTGCTCTAATGGGGGGTAGAAAAGTATTTCTTTTATCTAACCAAACTTTAGGGACGGGTACCGCTAAAAAGGTTATCGATTTTTCTGACTTTGATGTTTATGGTATAACACAAGATAAAATATTCAGTGATATTGAACCTAACACATCTTCATTAGTTAGAGGTGAAGAGTTGATGGAACTACTGAATCTTATTGTAAAGTTTTTAATAACCCACGTACACCCTTACCCAGGATTACCACCAGTACCAGTTTCTCAAGACGGGACAAGTAGTCAAGATTTACTTAAATCAATACTTGAGGCACAACAAAAAATCTTAAATGGAAATATTAGGATTAATTGATATTTATAATTTAAAAGGAACAGATGTCAATTCACAAATCTTATTTTAGTAAAAGTAATACGATAATTTACAACTCTTATACCAATACAGGTCAAAACCCTATTGTGGAATTATTTTATGGTAGAGTTGACGATGTTATTGCACCTAAAGGTTATAGTAGATACTTGTTTGACATCGATACCACAACTTTACAAGAAAAATTTGATAACGGTACAATTTCAACAGGTTGTACAACAACAGGTATAACACATACCTTAAGAATGACAAACACATCAGCATTTGATACTGATTTATTAAATACAAAAACTTCACAAGGTAGAAGAAGAGCCACATCGTTTGATTTAATTCTTTTTAAAGTACCAAAAGTATCGGGAACTACAGGTGATGACCAAACATGGGATTCAGGTGTAGGGTATGATTATTATCAAAATTCAAAAACACTTAATAGTAGTAACGCTATGAGTGTTCCTGATTCGATAGAAACAGATAAAAGCTTTTCAGACAGGCCATCAAATTGGTTTCAAAGAACAACAATCGATGATTGGTCAGTTGCAGGTTTATACGACAATACAAACTCTCAAACAGGTTCAACTGTAGGTTTAAATTACTCAGCAATTACTATTATTGATACTCAACATTTTGAGTTTGGTAATGAAGATATTGAATTTGATATGACAGACGAGATAAACTCATTACTTACAGGTGGTACAACAACTGCAGGTTATGGTGTTGCATTTTTACCTCAAGTTGAAAACATTAGTGGGTTAACAGAAAACTATTCTGTTGGGTTCTTTTCTCCTCACACACAAACTTTCTATGAGCCTTATTTAGAAACAGATTATAATGATTTAATATTAGATGATAGAAATGTTTTTTATCAAGGTAAAACAAATTACCTATATCTATATTCTTACATTAATGGTAACCCAACTAATTTTGACTCAACGCCAACGGTTGATATTTTAGACGGAAACGGGGATGAAGTTGAAGGATTTACTGGACTTTCTAGTTGTTTAGTCACAGAGGGTGTTTACAGAGTTGAAGTTAGTGGATTAACAGCAACTACTGTTCCGTGTTTTTATTATGACAAATGGGATAACATAACTATAAATGGTGAATCTATAAGTGCTATTGAAAATGAGTTTGTACTTAAATCTTCAGATGGATACTATCAAATAGGTACAAGAACTGAACAACCAAAAATTTATGGTTTTGACTATAGTGGAATCAAACAAGACGAAAAAATATTAAATACTGACGTTAGAAATGTTAGTGTATACATCAAAAAGGCATATTCAGTAAATGAAGTTGTTAATAACATAGAAGCGTTCTATAGAATATATGTCATGGAGGGTACAACCGAAGTACAAGTACAAGATTGGACTCAGATTAACAGAACTCCTGACGGATATTACTTTGTATTTGATACTAGAGATAAGATACCAAATGAATATTTTGTCGACATGAAAGTGAATACTGACAGAAATGTTGATACTTATAAAAGAACACTTAAATTCCAAATCGTAAATAAGAAATAATGAGAAGCGAAAGATATATGTTTTTTAGTAATCTACAACAAATGAGAAGACAATGTGATTTGTTGTTAGATTTAGACAAGGATATGGTTGAATCTATTTTAGATGATGGTCATGATTGGGCTCAAGACCACATTGCAGAGGCCAAAAACAATTTAGACCAAGTTTTTGATTTCATGATGAATGAAACAAAAAAAAGTGGTATGCAACTCTCTATGAATATAGATGATGTTGACATGATTGAAGAAAGAAAATTACTTGAACAAATTATACGAAGAGTTATTGACGAAAAGAAAAAGAAATCAAAAAAGAAGAAAAAAGACACAACACTTTGTGCTAGAGGTAAACGAGCAGCTAAAGCTAAGTTTGAAGTTTATCCATCAGCTTACGCTAACGGATATGCGGTACAGGTGTGTAAGGGTACAATGCCAGGATTAGACGGAAAGAAAAAATGCTCAGGAAAATATTGTTCAGGTAAAAAATAATTCATATATTTGAATCAACTTTTTTAACCTTCAACAAAATGTCACAAACAACTTATCAATTAACAAAGGATGAGAAAATAGTTATGGAAACTCAAGCATTAGATGCTGAAAGAGCTATCGACTATTTTTACTTAGACCATCCTGAAATGTTTACAGAACAAGGGTATTCTGTAAGGATTAAGAAAAAAGAAAAAGAGGGTGTTTAGACCCTCTTTTTTATTTCACGTAATACCCAATTATATCCGGCATTTCCACCCCTCAATAACCACTCAACATATTTGTGGTCTTCGTGTGGTTTACCCTTTTTAGATTCACTTAACACAACATTAGTTTTGTGTGAATCAAAAAATTGTTTAAATTCTTTTAATACTTCAATGTTTACAGAATCTGAATTAGATATTCTTTCAAACATAAGATAAGATTTTCTATTATTTCTAAGGTATTTTAAACCCTTTTTAATGTTATTTTTAACAGATTCAGGGATACGTACTTTACCAATACTTTCGTCAATAACGATTTTAAGGTCACCAGTACCTTTAATTACTCTATGATATGTCATCTTAGGGATAAAGTATTTAAGTCCCTCCTGCAAGACCACAGGTATGTCATTGTCCATTTGTAACATCCAATTAGACCCTGACTCCACAAAAACAATACGGTCTTCACGGTCACGGTGCCAAATTAACTCTTCAGAATCCACGTTTTCTTTAAAAACTCTTCTGAACTTATCCTTACCTAATTCTTCGTTACTATAAACCATTACCAAAATCTTCCTGGTACATTCTTACCAAAATCTTTATGCGCTCTACACGCCCAATATCCTGCTTTAGTTTTATCCTTTTTCTTTGCACATTGATGTCTTGCCGCAAATGACTTACGAGCTGCAGGGTCATTCCACTTGGCTGTCATTACAGGGGAACCGTAACTTACCTTTTTAATCTTACCAGTTTTAGGGTTACGAACATATACATACCATTTCTTTGGACCCCCACTTTTAGGTTTATTTAACTCAACCTTTTTACCTTTATATTCGGCTTCATTTACCATAGGAAAATCTAATGGTAATCTTTCACCTTCATAAATGAAGAATTTACCCAAGTCACTTTCCAATAATTCAACATCTTCTTCGTTATTGTATTGACCTTCATTATAAAGTTCTCTGGCTTCTTTAATCACCTCAAAGTACTTTTCACTACCCACTCTAAATACATTCTCAGATAATGGGATATTATTATCAATATGGTATTGTAACCCCTCAGATATCTGTGGTCTGTTTTTAAGTTTGTTAAGTTCTTTTATTATACTTTCTTTCATGGTTGTAGGTTTTTTCTTTCTAATTTGTTCACCGTTTTCAGAAATAAACTTATAAAAGTAATCAACCATTTTTTGACGTTTAGGATGTTTCATTCTTAATGATAAATAGGTTCTTAGTAGATTGTCATCCATATAACCATCCCACATAACTTCAAAGATATCGGCATGCATTGCAAATGGTTCCACATCATACCCTTTTAATTGTTCCTTTAATGAGGGTTTTTCTTTATTCTGTGAGGGTTTATCCATTTTTTTGTAGTAGTCGTTGTAATACCTCATTAACATGTAGTAATCACCACCCCTATCAACTTTCTCAAACTCATTTGATAACCACTGTTCTCCATTTAAATATTCTGTGTTTAACTCATCATAAACCAACAACCTACCAGGTCCTTCACCCCATCCACGATATAATCCAAACTTAGAATTACCCATTTCTTTAGCCAATTCTTTATCTCTAATTATTAGATATACTAAAACACCACCAATAATATGCTCTTCAAACATATCATCACTATCTCTATTTGTTGTACACCACTTAGTACCTGCACCATACTTACACGATGCGTTATGTGTTAAAGGTGCAACCAACAAATACTTTTCGTCTCTGAATAAATCGTCATATTCTTTTGAGTCCACTTTGAACTTCTCAGTAACCAAGTTAACCAATCTATCTATAGATTCTTTTTTAGATTTTTTCTTGTAGTTTTTAATTTTAATTCTTGTAGGCTTTTGACCCTTTCCTGATTGGGGGTCTTTCTTTTCCTTTTCTCTTTTTCTTCTACATGCAGAATCTTTTTCTTTTTGTGACATCTTACCAGCAACACCAGCACCTCTACAAACAGGATATGAACCTTTATCTGCATCACTCCTACCACAAGGGGGGTGTCCACCACCTTTTTTCTTCTTACAAATATTTACCCAAGGTCCTTTTGGTTGTGAAGAACCTTTCTTCTTCTTTTTCTTACCAAACCAAACGGCTAAATCTTCACTTAAAATATATTCTGACATACTTGATTTTTTTGTCTATTTTCTTATATATATTATAAATATCAACGAAAACAGATTATGGAAGATAACAAAGAACAAATTCAAGAACAACCACAACCTGCAGGTACGTTGTTTGAAATTATTAATTACTATTCAAATGACGACCTAAATAAATTCATTGACTTAATGAATCAGGAACAAGCATTATACAGTGTAATTCAAGCCGCACGTTCAGCACACCGTAGAGGTGTTTATAATATGGAGGAAGCTGAGGTTATTTCTAAAGCTATTAGAATCTTAACAACACCACCACCATTAGAAAACGATTTACCTGACCCTGAAATTCACAAATCAGAGTGATAAAATTTTTTATTGAGGACTTATTAGTCCTCTTTTTTTTGCATTAATTAAATTAAAACAGATATGGATAATAGAGAATTAAGTTCAAGAATTTCAAAAATAGATAGTGAAATTACTTTTGCAGTATTAGACGGACACCGACCACATGACATGGATAAGTTTAGAGAACACAGAAGAGAATTAGTAAAATTAAGGTGTGAGTATTTTGGTGAAGATTCACCAATATGTAAAAATGAAAGAAAAAATTTCAGATAATAAAAAAGGGGACCAAACGGTCCCCTTCTTATTTATTCAGTTTGAGTTAAATTATCTCAATTCTCTCAAGTCGAATGTTCTAACACCATCAACGATGATTCTACCATAGAAACGGTTGTTAACCATTTTCTTAGCGTATCTTGTCATGATACCCTTGATAGGTGTAAAGTTGAATGGGTTGTACATTGTTGGAGTTAACTGTAATGGTACATATGGTGCGTAAACGTAACCTGTATCCAACAAAGAGTTACCTTTGTGTCCTAACAATACTGTGTTAGGTGGGAAGTAAGGGTCACGATATACTTGATATCTACCTGATAAAGTACCAACTCTTTCAATACCCATGTTGTACTGGTCTTGGTCAGGTGCTGCGTTTGATACGTGGAAGTACTCCAAGTCATCAAAGATTGCACTGATTTCAGAAGAAACAACAATCCAGTTAGCTCCACCTCTCAACGTAGACTTGTGAATCTGTGCTGAGATTTGGTTGATTGCTGTAATCAACGTTTGGTTCCAGTCCTTTTGAGTGTACTGAGTTAATGGATTAGCTGCAGTTCCTCTCTTCCATCCGTTGTAGTCCCAACGTAATGTCCAAGCTGCACCTTTTCTCAAGTCTCTTAAGATTTCACGGTCAATCTCTGCTGCCACCTGCTCTGATAATAAAGCTGTCAATTCAGCCTCAGCATCAATGTTGTGGAATGCAGAAACGTCCTGTGCTAATTCAGGAGACCACTGAGCTCTCAACTTTCTTTCTGTAACCGATACAGTTACTGATTCTAAGTCGAAAGAAACCTCACCAATTTTATCTTCAAATTCTAACTCTTCGTATACTCTGTATGTTGCAGTAAACTGAGTGTTAACTGCCTCACTACCTGCGATAGTTGTAGTTAAACCTGAATATCCGTCCAATGAACCTGAACCGATAGATGCTGGTTCTTGTAAGTCAACTTCTAAGTAAATCTTACCTTCAGCATCACAGATGTTTTGGTATTCACCACCATTACCCAAAGTTGGGAATGTAGCGGTTGATTTTGAACCATATTCTACGATACCTTTACCGTATTTCTGTGTTACAACTCTGAAAATCAAGTTACCTGAACCTGCTCCTGAGAATGCACCACCTGCAGTAGTTACCGCATTAACCGTTAAGTCTGACAAGAATGATTCTGTATCAACAACAGCACCATCAGGACCTTGCATTTTACCGTAAGTACCTGAGTTAGTGAAACCTGTCATGATAAGTAATACTTTTCTGTACTCACCAGCAGCGTAAGCTGAAGGTACTAAGTCACTACCTGACCATGCAACAGTACCTACATCACCTGTAACCTGTATTATAAGCTGCAGATGCAGCTGCTTGTGTTGGTCCGTTAGGTGCTCCGATAGGTGCGAAGTGGTCGTTAGAACCTGCCTGTGCATCATAACCTTGAATTTTAGGTACGAAGTAGAACAATTTACCGATTGGTAAGTTCATAGCTTGTACAGAAACGATATCGTTAGCTAACAATTTAGAGAATACTCTTCTCACGATTGGGAAAACTACAGTTTCGAATGAACCTGAGTTATCTGATGCTGCCGCTTCGTTTATTAAATGTGACGCTTGGTTTTCATACAACTGCGCCATGTTTTCTTTAACGTGACCTTTAAGACCCTCTAAGAATCCTAATTTGTCCCATTTGTTGATTGTGTCTTCTTTGATAACTTTCAAGTGTTTTAAACCGATGTTACCAACAAGACCTGATTCTAATAATGCTCCCATTTTAGTATTTTTTTAATTTTAGGTTTTATTTAGTAATTTTTGTCATCAAATCTCTCATTCTTAAGAATTGAGGATTTTCATACGTTTTAGACTCAATAAGATTTGTTGCCGAACCTTTTGATGGTGATTTCTGTACTTTAGATTCTACTGATTCTTTAACTACAGTTTCTTTACCGTCAAAGTCTTCTTTCAAAGTCTTATATAAAGTCTTAGATTCCTTCAATGTTTCAACTGAGTCGAAACGTCTTAGGATGTTTATTTTTTCTTGTTTGGTTGTTGAATGTTCAGTGAACAAACGAGTAGCGTAAGCCAAGTTTGAATTAAATACAGCAACTTCATTTAACTTTTCTCTAAAGATGTTCAATGCTTTTCTGTACTCTTCGTTTTTAGCTCTTAAAGAATCTACTTCAGCCTTTAATTCACTTTCATTAACTGACTTGTTAGGTTCTACCTTCATTTTTGGTAAACCTTTTCTCTTAGGATAGTTTCTTGTACCATTTCCTAATGTACGTGCAGCTTCTGATGTTTCAGCATCTTCTTCATAAGCCGGTGTTTTTTGTTTCATACCTTTTTTAGTGGTATAGTCCTCATCACCTGGGTGAGTTTTTGATTTATCACCATACTTTTCACCTTCACTCATTTCTTCTTCATAAGCTGGTGTTTTTTGTTTCATACCTTTTTTAGTAGTATAATCCTCATCACCTGGGTGAGTTTTTGATTTATCACCATACTTTTCACCTTCGCCCATCTCTTCTTCATTATAACCTTCATCAACCATTTCTGATTTCTCTTCATCCTCCTCTTCAACATCCATCTCAATTTCAAAAACAACTTCTTCATCCATTTCTTCAACAGATGCGTCAGCGAATGGGTCAGTGTTTTCCTCACCTTCGTCAACTTCAGTCATTTTATCTTCTTCAGATTCAGTTTGAATAATGTACTCAACATCTTCTTCATCATCACTTAAGTGAATTTCATCACCGTCTTGTTTAACGATAATTCCATCTTCATCACCCATAGCCTTGAAAACCTTTAAGATTTCCTCGTCTGATGCTCCTGTTAAGTCAAGAGGAAGTAAAACTTCTTCTTCATCGTCAACTTCAAACTCGTCACCAGGTAAATCGATACCTAACATGTCTTCCATGTCAATCTCATCACCCATGTCTTCGTCTTCCATTTCAGAATCTTCATCCGCATCCATGTCACCCATTTCAGGTTCCATTTCAACTTCTTCTTCGTCTTCCATGTCAACTTCTTGTTCAGTTACTTCTTCAGCAACTTCTTCTGTAGCTTCCATTTCGACTTCCGTGTTAACCATTTCGTCAGCTTCTTCTTCAGATAATGATTCTTTTACTAATTCACTGATTTCTTCCTTCATAGTAGAAGCAAGTATTCCTTTTGCATTTTCAGTTACGGCTTCTTCCAAATTTTTCATTTGTAATAGTGCCTCTTCAACTAATGATTTTTTAGTATTCTCTGCCATTTTTTTATTACGCAAGCGTTTATTTTACTATATAAATATTCAGATATTAGAAAAAAGTTAATTTTAATAGTAATAGCAAAAAAAAATCGGGTATTAACCCGATTTTAAAAATTATCTGATAAGTGACCGATATTACTCGTAAACCTCATCGATTTTACTTTCAGCACATGCTGTAATTCTCCAATCATGTGGAAAACCTTCGAATTTTTTAGTTACTTTGGCCTCAACCTCAGTGACGTTATAACCCCTCACAAGTTTTTCTTCTCTAATTTTTTTGATTTTACCACTATTCTCATCGGGTAAATCGTACTGAATTTTTGCTACAAAATATTTCTCGTCCATAATAAAAAGTTTTAATATCCTAAATAATCGGATAACTTCTTCATTAAGTCAAGCGATTTGTTCAAACCTTGTCCTCCATCGATTCTTGGTTCTTGAGCTCTTAACTTAGTTTCTTCCTCAAGATTCTCTTCGTACTTGTTTTTATCTTCTTTGTTTAAGAACAAGTAAGCACCAGGTGTAGATGGTGATGATACTAAGTCAAAACAAATTAATTCAAAATCGTCTTGTACTTCATTACGTTCACCTTTTTTAACTAATGAACCAACACCACGAGATGACACACCCATAGTAACACCTTGTCTCATAAGGTTTGCTGCCATATCACCTGGACATGAAACAACACCTCTTTCGTGGAAACCTGGTGAAGTAAGTAATTTAATTTTACCCATCAATACATTTCCTTCCCACCACATATCAGTGATAAGGTGAGACACACGGTCTAAATCAATAAGTGATGATTCAGGGTGATTTAATTCTGAAATAGATAAACCTTTATCAATAGCCTTTTTATAATTCTCGGCTTCTCTACGTAATATTTTTTCAGGATAGATACGACCGTTTCTGTTTGGTGTATCAAACTTTTGAAGTACGGCATAAAAAACGAATGGTTTTGAGTGGTCTAATTGACCATATGATTCTTTAATAACTTCTGCGTTTCTTGAATCGTTTGGTGATATATAACCAGCATCCCATTCTACTAATATTCCTTTTCCTGAATCGTTTGGACCTAATATCTTCATGGTATTTTATTTTATAAATATGTTGTATTACTTAATATAGATGTAAAACAACATCATATTCAGTTAAATTTAGAGGTAACGCTTTCTTTACTATGTTGTCTATATTGTCAACAATGAATATTTTTATTAACATACCTAATGGTAAATCATCAGAAGTATACATGTCAATAATAGACCATTCTTTAGCAAATCCGCTAACGTCTACATCATCATGTAAAATTTTACTTACTTTAGCTTCTATAGATACATCATCAATTTCCCCTATTAATTCAATATCTTTTAAATAAACTTTAGTGTTACCATTTTTATACACCAATTCACTTGGCATATAATTGTTTAAAATCCCTAACTGGTCTTTTTCTTCAGTTAGGGATTTTTGTATATTTTTTAATTGTTTTTCAGAGATGACTATTTTCACAACAAAGTTTTATAATAAATATTACACTTTCTTTGTTTTGGTTTTTGATAACCAAAAATAAGGAGAACTGTATAATTCATCATTATAAACTGAGGTGACAATTTTTTTAATTTTTTCCTTTAATATTGGTGATTTAAAATCTTCATTTTGATTTTTCATGAATAGTGTGATTTCAAGATTCATAAATGAACGTTTATCCATTTGTATACCACTTGTTCTTAAATCTAAATCCACGATTGAATTTCTATCAAATGTTAGTAGGTCCACACATTCTAATAAATTATGTTGTATTTGTCTTTTTAAATTCCCCGCAACTCGGTCCCAATTTAAAGCCTCTTTTTTGGGTTCAACCCATGATTGTATTACTATGTAAATTGATTTTAATTCTTTTGAATCTACTGTACCATAAAAACACTTAGCATTTTCGAAAACATTTAATTTCGAAGTCTTTCCTTTCTTCATTCATTTTTAAATTTCTTTAGTTTATTTGTAGTAATAATAAAATATTTTTCCTTACAAGTCAAAACTTGATATAAATGATTATATTTATTATCATAACTAACATATATGATTATAATAGAAGTAGGAAAAAGAGAAAATATCGACAGAGCCTTAAAAAGGTACAAGTACAAAGTCATTAAGTCAAAACAAATGGACGAGGTACGTAAAAGAAAAGAATTCACAAAGAAATCTCAAAAGAGAAGAAAGAAAATAGAAAAAGCCAAATATATTCAGAAACTAAGAGACCAAGAATATGATTCATAAAAAAAGTCCCCGATTGGGGACTTTTTAATTTTTATAAGTTTTTATTGTTACTTATTTAACTTTGATGAAATCCAAGCTTTTACAATATCCCAGTTTCTTGTCGCAAATACACCGAAACAAAATCCAGCCCAAATCTTAAAGTTCATAATCCAAAGTACCAATCCTACAATAAGCCCTAATACTCCTTCAACACCGTTAGCTTTAATCCATTCCTTAACCATGTTGTAAACTTTCTTGATGAATTCTAACACTTTTTTCATAATCCTTGATTTAATTGTGTAAGTTTATAAAGTGATACTAAATCACTTTTAGATTCTGAAATCTTTTCAATAGTTAAATTTATTTTTTCTGTAATTTCAGAATCAGTTGATTCGTTCAGGTTACTTTTCAGTTTACCTAAAACAGATTCTTTTAATTCTTCATGTTTTGTTTTAACTTCTTCTTTTGTTAAAGATAAAAGTTCTTTAAGTTCTTTTTTCTCTTCCTCAGTAATATTTTCAAATTCTTTATTAAATGAATTTGAAGCTATTTTTAACATTGATGATAATGGGATATTAATAGACTCAGTCATTACAACATTTTCTTTTTCAGTTGTAATTAAGTTTTTAATGTTTCTTTTTGATTCTAAAACATTTTCTAAATTTTTTATAGATTTGTTGTTATATACAACGTTGTCTATATCTGAGTAACTACTATTAACTTCTTCAGATAATACTCCGTCAATCCATTCTGATAATGATGAAATTTGTTTTGTATTTTTCTCTATTAATTTTTGTAATTCTTCAATAGATTCATTAACATAATCTGAGGCAATTTCTTTGTCTAAACCCTTTTTAGAAGATAAGTCATCATAGATATAAAAAATCTTAGATATGTCTTTATTTTCTAAAATATTTTTTTTGAAGTTTTTCATGTGGTTTTTAAACTCTTCTTTACCATAGAGTTTTACCATAGACTCTTCAATTTTAGTTTTAATTATTCCGAAAGGTTTCATAATATTTTATTTTATAAATATTACTATTTCAGTAACTCGCCCAATTTATCATCTATTTCACTTAACGACTTCTTACCTTTTGATAAATCTAAAGTATCTAAACCGTTAATCATATCATCTTCTAATATAAGATTTAAATCATTCATTTTTTTAGATTCAGGTGCCAATTCAGGTGCCGCCTCTGCTCCACCACCTAAGTCAGGTGCGGGTTCTGAACCACCTCCCAAGTCTCCACCTAAGTCACCACCACCTAAGTCTCCAAATCCTGTATCTGCAGGTTCTGTTACTTCACCCTCAGGTGTTGCACTTCCACCTTCACCAGGTTTGTTACCGTATAACTTATCAATATTGGCAAATATACCTGTCTTAGTGATAACTTCACCAGTCTTTTCAAGTTCAGCCGCAACCGCCTTTTCAATTCTCTGTTGTTGAATATCCAATTTAATTTCTTCATCTGAGAATCCAAGAATATGTTTCTTAGCCCAAGATGATGAAACAGGAAGAATACCATTACCAGGGTCTGTTGTTGCATCACGGTAAAGTTGAATCTTAGCTTGCCATTGTTCAACCTTAAGAAGGTCGGCTTGTGTTGATGGATTAGTAAGTCCTAATGTGAAATTGTTAAGTTCATCCTCAAATCCTAAAAGGTAAAGGTGAATAATAGCAATTTTATTTAACTCCTGAATCATAGATTTTTGTATTCTATTGATTGTACGAGCAAATCTAATGTCCTGTAATGACAGGTTCTTACCATCACCAACAACTTCTTCAAATCCTAAAAAGGCTTTAGGTACACGAAGTGCTGTAAGTAGTTTTTTCTGAATATACTCAATATCCGCAATCTCCGCCAAGTTTTGTGCTCCTGGTAGTGTATCGATTGGGTTTGGTGCGTTAGGGTCACGAACAGGAATAAAATAGTCTTGGTCGACAGCCATTTGGTTATATCTTAAATCGACATTACCATTTGACGGGTCAACAATTTGGTCTCTTTTAAACTTGTTGGCGACTCGGTTTACGTATGGTTCAACATCTTTGTCGTCCATATTACCAACGTATATTTTAAACACCCTTCTTTCAGGTGCCCTCGATGTTCTATAAATTAACATCGCATCCTCAGCTAATAATAACTGTTTCCAAATCCTTCTGGCTTTTTCTAACATAGAAGTTCCATAAGGAAGTTTTCGGTCATCACCCAATAATCTAAAGTGGGCAATTTCCCATGTGTTGAAATTCATATCTTTGTCTTTCCATACGAATTTCAAGGCATCGTTTTCAGTAGTGGTAGTCGTAGTCTTACTGTTTGGTGAATACTTCATACCTCTTTCCAAACGCTCAATCTGAATGTTTGGAAGTTGTTGTGCACCCATAATACCCTTTTCAGGGTCTAATTTTAAGTAAACAAAATTGTCTCCAAACTTACAAGTATTTCGAGTCCACATAGGTAAGTTAGTATTAATATCAAGTCTATTGTTGAACAAGTCACCAAGAACTGATTTAATACGTTTACTTTCTGAATAAATTTGTAATATAAATCCATCTTCATTTGTTGTTGTTGATTCTTCTGCGTAGATGTCAAGTGCTGCAGATATTTCAGGAGTATATTCCATACTCTCATAATCATAATACGAAGCCAACCTTGTTGGTTCATAATATACGGCTTGAGTATATAGATTGTTTTCAATCTTGGTCCATTGTTGTCCCAAGTATAATGATTGCTGAGCTTGAAGTTTTTCTCTCTCGTACTCTTGTTTGTTAGGTGTCTTAAGAAGTTCTTTCTTATCAAACCTATAAACAGGAGACTGTTGGTCCAACGTAGAATCAGGACCAAATACTTGACCCAACCTCTGCCATATAGTTAAATTATTATCTGCCATTCAAATACTTTTTACATAAATAGTATTAAATATTTAATTAAATTAAATATCACTTACCGAATAACCATAAATACTTCTCATAATCATTTCTGGTTGGATTCGGATTTATACCACGATTAGTGTTGTGGTTCGGCATAACAGGTAAAGAAGGATTAAAATCTTGTGACTTATCTTTATACTCATTTGTAGAAACAGCCCAACTATCAATCATAGCCTTAGTTTGTTCTGTAACTTTTTCTAATTGAGTGAAAGAATTTTCGCCCACATATATTGCCATGGCCATTGCCATAATAAGGTCATCATGTTGTCCTTTTTGGTGGTCAGGTCTTCCGTTAACATAAACAAAAGTTCCCAACTCATTAAATAATCTCATTGAACGTACTCTAAAGTCGTGTCGTAATGCTTCCTCAAACGATGCAATAATCTGAACACGTTTTGAGTTAAAGTTTAATCCAGGTATCTTTTCACGCATTTTAGGATTATACTTCCACTTATCTGCGGCGTTCAATCCATCAACATATAAATTCTTATATCCCATCTCTTGTAGTTTACGAGATGTTGATACCCCCATACCTCCAGTAATATCAATTACAATAAATGCCGAATACATTGTAGCCCATTTAAATGCAACCTCAGCAGCAACATCAGGTGGTATCTTTCCGATGTATTCTAAGACCTGTTCTCTTTCATCAAAGTCTATAATCGTAAATGTGGTAAAGTCTTCACTATCACCACGAGAAACGTCAATACCCATAATATACTTGTGACCTTGTATTGGCTCTTTCCACTGCCATATGGCACCACCCATAAATTTGTTTTCAGGTTCACATATATCATTATCTTTCATACGGTCCATAGTATCTTGAGGGATAACATTATCCCCTGAACCTAAGAAGTTACACTCCAATTCCTGTGCAATCTTTCGTCTGTCAAATTTTAATTTCTTTGACATCTTTTCAAACCACGTAGAATATGGTTTGTATCCATCCTCAAACTTTTTACTTATTTCTTTGAAGTCCCTTTTCATTGGGTCCACATCAGAATAGTCTAATATAATCTCATCATCGTTATAATCTTCACGATTTAACATATAATGAACAATATCTTTTACTTTAATAAGTTTTAAGTCATCAGCATAACGGGGGTCACGATACCAAAACATTTCAGTGATTTTGAAATCGTTCATATTTTTAATCGCTTGATTATAAATCGAATAATATATTGGGTCAAATCCGTTAGGGGTAGATATTACAATTACTTTACCACCCGTAGAAAGAGATGCCATACAGGCAGACCAGAAGTCATTATCTGCTTCAATAAATGCTGCTTCATCAAATATTAGAATAGTCGGAGTATAACCACGAAGTGCATCTTTTGATGTTGCAACGGCTTTTACCTCACACCCATTAGATAGTTTAAAGTGTCTTTGTGAATTCTTTTCTGCCGAGAAACTAATACCAAACCATGACGGCCATTGGTCAACAAAAGAACGAATCTTATTTGCCATTTCTTGAGACGTATCAAGTTTGTTAGCAATAATAAGAATCTTTTCTGGTTTTGTTTTAGGAGCGGTTACTAATCGTTTTGAGACCCATGCTGAGGTAACTGTAGATACACCTGCCTGACGATACTTTAAGGCAATGTTTTCCTCATGCGTATCATAATCATTAATAAGACTAACTTGGTCAGGGAATAGTTCTAATGGAACGTATTTGGACTGAGTGTTATCGTAGGTTTGTAAATAGGTCTTTAAAGCATATGGGGTATCTTTTACACAACGTGCATATTCGAGTATTGCCTGTTCTCTTGATAAACCCATATTGTCATCACTTTATTTTTTATTCGGCAGGGTCAATACCTAAACCATCTAAGAAATCGTCTAAATCAAAACCTTCATCCTCATCGTCATCTCTAAACTGACCCATTGATTCTTCGTATTCCTCATCTTTAATTTCTTGTATGATTTCATCAACCATGGCTCTAACCGCCTTTTTACCATCTTCACTACCTGAAAGTATTTCTTTAGCCAATTCAAAGAATTGTTCAGTACTCAATGCTGAGAAACGAGAGAATAAATAGTTTTGAATTTCTCTCATATCATCTTCAAATAACTCATCAGGATATACCTCTAAGAATTTTTCCCAAATAACAGGACCTAATCTTAAATCCCATATTTCGTATGGTAAGGTATCTTGTGATGCCATAACCATTTCAGCTTGTTTTGGGTCGTCAGGTAATCCGTGTGTTCCCATAATCTCATATACACCCTTTAACAACTCGTGTATTAAGACTGGAAAGAACATACCCTTAGCTTTAATTGTCGGTGGGTCTGTACTATCGTCAATCTCTTCTGAACCTGCAACACCTTGACCTGAATCAGCCATCATTTGTGCTGCCTCATCTGGCATAATCCAATAAATTAAATCATTGATTGACATTAACACACCATATAAATTTAATAATTCAGGATTCAAACGGTTTAATTCTTCTTCAACCAAATTAAACATGTAGTGACCTTTTTTAGATGCACCTTGTATAAGTGAATTAATAAATCTTCTTTTGGCTTTCTCCATATCAAACTTATCGAATGCCGCCATGAAGTTGTCCAAATCTTCTTCAGCCTCATCTTCACTCACTCCAAACATTTGTTCAATATCTTCTGAAGATGGTTCTTCTGATTGTTTTCTCATTTTTGATGTATCCATTTGTGATGGAGAACCTATTAGCTCAACATCAAATAGAAAACTACCCTCAGGAATAGACATTTCTTTTTTAACTAAATCTACTGCTAAATTTTCCAAATATTCCTCATTACCATTTTCTATGGACTTTACCTTCTGTACTGCTTGCATCAACATCATTTGAAGTTGCATAAAAGCATTTTGACCCGATACATTTGTTAAACCAGTATATTGTTTGACTTTGTTAACAACATCTTTAAATCTTTTAGATGCAATCAACTCCTCAAATCTATCTTCACCTTCCTGTTCAGGAAATGCAGGTGAATCAGATAAAGGTGTTTCTCCTTTTTCTATTTTACTCTGTATATCTGGTGCCATTCTTTCAGGACTGTCACCATAACTAATTGGTGCTTCTTTAAGATTTTTTTTCATCACTAAATGTTATATCTAAATTATCAAACTTTAAAAATGATGGTAATTGCATTGCGAATGTTTCATCATCTTTTTTAGCCTTTGGTGCTGGTTTGTGTTTTGGTTGGTTCCATCTTCGTTTACCAGGTTTTGATGGAGTTTTAGTAGGTGCCTTTGTTGGTGCTTCTTTTGTACCTGGACTCTGTTCTACTAAATTCAATAAATCTTTTTTTGTCATACTTGGTGTAATGTGTTTTTGAACTAACTTAATTAATGATTCTTCAATCATCTTTACATTACGAATATAACTTTCTTTTTTTGTTTTTTCAACTTTTTTTGGTAAACCCTTATGTTTAGTACTTGCAAAATCGTCAACTTCTTTTTTAGTCATTGATTTAGCAGCATCTTTAACTTTTTTAGTTACCTCAGATGAATCAACATCACCCTCTTTATATGCTTTAACTAAACCCATGAATTTTTGTTGTTGTTTTGAAACAGCCTTTTCTTCAATTTCTCCTTCATCCATACCGTCTTGGTAATTACCCATACCATCATTAGTACTTGGACCTACTTGTTTTGGGTCTTGTGTCTGCTGTCCTTTATAAGGTTTTAAGGGTTCAACATCATCTTCAGAAACTTCACCCTCTTTTGATACTTGTACATTTGTACCTTGTTTTGCAATATCTGCAATTTTACTTGGTTCAGTATCTTTAGGTACTGTAACTGTACCCTGTTCTTTAATCATTCTTTTATAAAGAATGTTGATTTGGCTTTCATTCAAATTACGAAGGGTTTCAAATGCAAAACCCTCTTTAATCAATTTTATTACTCTAATATCGTTAGTTTTCATTCTACTAAACTTTTATCCCATTTGAGAATTATATCTCGTTCATATAATTTATCTGCAACCGATTTTTCACTTTCACCGTAATGGAAAACCAAACGAGTATATTTTTTGTCGGTTACGGCTTCGCAATCAGAATCTTCCCATCCGAGAGCGATAACTCCTTCAACAGAGTCAAACACTGAAAAGAAATCAGAGTTTTGAATTAAGTTTAACTCTATACCTGAGTTTTTCAAAACCCCCACCTTTTCTATAAAATTAATATGGGGTGGTGTTGGTCTCCCTGAAGCTGGTTCAACGTCCCAATCATCACCCCATACATCTTCTTGTGTGGAGAAGATAAATTCGTATACGTTATCTCCCTTGAAATTAGGTCCGAGTTCGTTAACGTAAATTAGTTTCATAGGATTTCACCATTAGAAGAAACTTTAATTGTCTTTCCATCAGCTTCAAAAACCAAATTACCTTTGTTTGTTTTTCCGATGAACTTAACAGTGTTGTGTTCTTTAATGATAAAATCTGAAGTTAATTCTTGTTCTACTGATTCTGAAAGATTTTTGATTTCTTTTCTTACCAAAGAATTCTTAACTCTTTCAGTGATGTATTTTTTTACATCTCTATCTTTATTCATTTTTTGTTCTTCTTCAGAAACTACAAAGTATTTTGATAATACCTTTTCAATTTTTGATTCTGAAAAAATTTCATCCATTGTTTGGTCATATGGTTTAGCACCTTCACCCATTTCTGGTTCAACGTCTGATTCGATGTCCATATCTAAATCCATCATATCGTCATCTGCGTCAACATCGATGTCTGCTTCGTCATCAACACCATAGTCGATTTCGTCTTCATCTTCTTCAAACTTAGCCATTACATCATCATAGTCCTCTTCTGTAAGTTTTGATAAATCCAAGGCAGATAAAACTGAATTTAAAACATACTTAATATTTTCTGATGATAACCCTTGTGAAGATTCAAAAGTTCTTAATTTTTGACCTAACTTTCCTGTTAATTTTTGAATGGTTTTAAATGATATTTCCTCATCATCGTCACCTTCAGGTGCTTCCATGTCCATATCTAAGTCCATTTCTTCACCACCTTCAGGAGTTTCCATACCCATATCTAAGTCTAATTCTTCACCACCTTCAGGTGCTGCGTCCATACTCATATCCATACTCATTTCTTCACCACCTTCAGGTGCTGCGTCAGGAGCTGGAGCCGGTACATCCATTTCAACAGAAGCGTCAACTTCAGGTTCAGCTGGTTTTGGTGTTTTCAAAACAAATTTCTTTTGCTCACCAATAAGGTTAATACCTTCAACATTTTCATGAAGTCTATTTAATTCACCAGCCATCAAGTTTATTTTCTTCATTGCTTGTGAATATGAATTATGATACTTTCTGTTTTTCATTGGTTCAATATAGTCTAATTCTGACTCATTGATACCACTTTTAACAATGTATCCTGATTTTTCTTTTACAATACCATAATAATTTCCATCAGCTAATTGGATTGTATATTCTGATGAAGATGATGATTCGTTAAGATTAGAAGATTGACCGTAATTGGCTATTTCCATAATACGTCTAAGTTTGTCTGAACCTTCTAATTTTTCACTTCCGATAGGTCTTAAATCTGCCATTTTATTTTTTATTTAATTTTTTTAATTGTTTAGTCCGTTGAAACCACCTAATGTAACTGCACTACATTGTTGTGCCCCAACGTTTTGATTTTTTCCATCTGTATAAACGGGGTGTGGAGCCGTTACCGTATCACCACTTGCGTTCCATGGTATTTCATACGTATAATAATTGTCAGTACATCCAGTAATTGCCATAACTATTTTTTATTAATAAATATACGAATTGTTGTGTTTTTCCAATTTTCTTTATATTTAAGATTATTCTTAAATGTTTTCTTCTCCTTCTAAGGATAGGCGTTTATCCATAATCTCGTTTTGAAAATCAAAAAGTTTTTGAATATAACCGTTTCTTCTTAAGAACTTAAACACCAAATTTTCATACGAATATTCACCGTTTTTTTCCAAACCACAGGTTCTATATTTCTTAAGTTTATCTTTAACTTTATCTATTTTTTCAACAGCAGTTTCCAAGTCTTCATCACCTTCCTCAATGTCGTCAATCACCAAGTCAATAATGTCTTTCCATTGGTCAACTTTTTGTTTTAATTTACCTTCGTCTATGGTTACTTCTTCTGGTGATGGTTCTTTAATCCACTCATCATATAAAACTGAATAAACCCCACTTGAAATGTGAGGTTCATTAGTATCTTGAACATATAACTCAACGTCATAACCTTTTACAGTAATGTCGTGTGTTGAGTTAAATAAAGTTTTTTTGATTTTAAATAATTCTTGGACCAATTCTTTTTTATCACCTGACTCGTCAAAGTCATACATGATATGTAAATCCACATCTGAGAATTCAGACCAATTATAATTTGCCAGTGACCCTGTCATTGTCACATCTTGTACGAAAATTTCTAAACCTAAGAAACCAACAAACTCATTTGCAATCTCCATCAATCTTTTTCTGATGTCTTCTTTCATCTTAGCATCAGAGGGATTGTCAGGATTGTCCCATATCTTTGGGTTGAGTTCATCCTTAACATAAAAACTCTTAATTATGTTATCAAAATTTTCCATTACTATATAAATAGTGTGGAATATTACTTTGTTAATTTTTTGTATTTGTATTTCTTAGATATCTCTTTGTTAAAGAAACTACCCTGAGATTCTGCCATCCTGAATTTTGTATATGCTGAGTGTGGTACATCTTCATATAGATATTGTGCACCGTTTTTGAATGTTACAGTTAATGTCTTTTCACCTGTATCATATACCGTCTTAATTAGATTACTAGATTCAATCTCATTGATAATTTGTTTACCTTCGATTTTTTCACTTTTTACTGCCATAACTATACTTTTTTATTAAGTATAATAAATGTGTTAAAATAAAAAACCCCTCTTTGTGGGAGGGGTTTGTTAATTAACCTTTTAACTTGTTAATTTCATCTCGTAGTTTTATTGCTTGTTCAAACTGTTGTTCTTTAACCGCTTTATCGAGTTTTGTTTGTAACTCAGAAATCTTTTCTTCGTTTTCTTCGAGTTTCTGAATTTGGTCTCTAAGCTCGGCAGCTCTTTCATAATTTTGTTCCTCAACACAACGTTCCATCTCTTTCTTTAATGAAGAGATTTCTGTAGATGACTTTTTATTGTTTGAGGTTGTAGATGAACTACCATAACTTCTAACGATACTGGTAACTGAATAGGAACCATCATCAGAAATAAAACTTTCCTTATGCCACTCACCATTTTCATCGGTTCCGCTTTCAGAATTTGTTTTACCTTTCACGAAAAAGGGTTGATTGAACATTGAGTCCATGTCGTTGAACATGTTAAACAGGTCATTAAAATTTCTTTTTTTTCCAAACATAGTTTTTTTATTTAATAATAGTTTATTATCTTTGTAATGTTTATTTGTGGTCAATACAGAGAAAAGTATGCCATTTATAAATATATGAATAATGACTGACAAAATGTCAGTAGTATAAAAAAATATCAGACATTTTGACAAAGATTGGATTATATCACAATTTTTGTTAGATTTGTACAGTAAAACTTTAATAGAAAGAATATGATTGAAGAAGTAGACCCAAACGAAAAAGGAGGACGTAAAAGTAGAGGTGAAGTATCAACATCAGGTACACCTGTACTTGATAACTTCTCACGAGATTTAATTAAACTTGCCGAACAAGGTAAATTGGACCCTGTTATCGGTCGAGACCGCGAGATTAATCGCATCGCTCAGATTCTTTCACGTAGAAAGAAAAACAACCCTATTATCATTGGTGAACCTGGTTGTGGTAAGACCGCAATAGTTGAAGGATTGGCTATGAAGATTTTTCAGGGTGATTGTCCAACGAACCTCGCAGACAAACGTATCGTATCATTAGATATGACATCGATTGTTGCAGGTACCAAATATCGTGGACAGTTTGAAGAACGTCTGAAAGTAATCTTAGATGAACTTCATGAAAATCCTGACATCATCGTTTTCATCGATGAGATTCATACCATCATAGGTGCAGGTAATTCATCAGGTTCATTGGATGCATCAAACATCTTCAAACCCGCACTTGCTCGTGGTGAACTACAATGTATCGGAGCAACCACATTGGATGAGTATCGTGAGAACATCGAAAAAGACGGAGCATTGGAACGTAGATTCCAAAAGGTTATGGTCGATGGTGCCACACCTGAGGAAACTTTAGAAATCCTTAACCGTCTAAAACCGTTCTACGAAAAACACCACAAAGTGAACTACACTGACGCGGCTTTGGATGCTTGTGTAACCCTTGCAGGTCGTTACATCACAGACCGTGAATTTCCTGATAAGGCGATTGACGTAATGGATGAAGTGGGTGCAAAAAGTCAAATCAATGTACAACTACCTGAAGCTATCGAAGATTTAAAAGCCGAAGCTTCTAAAATCAAAGAAGATAAGATTAAGGTAGTTAAACTACAAAAGTATGAGGAGGCAGCACACCTACGTGACCGTGAAAAGAAACTTCTAAAGAAACTCGAAGAGGAAAAGAAGAAGTTTGAGGAAGAACAAAACACCAACCGTAAAGATGTGACAGAGGATATGGTATATGAAGTGGTATCAACCATGACAAAAATTCCAGTATCCAAACTCAACACCGATGAAGTGGAGTCACTATTGAACTTGGAGAACAACCTTAACCAATCAGTTATCGGTCAGTCAGAAGCGGTAACAAAGATTTCAAAGGCAATCCGTAGAAATCGTGTGGGTATCAAAGACCCCAACCGTCCAATCGGTTCATTTATCTTCTTGGGTTCAACAGGTATCGGTAAAACACACTTAGCTAAACGTCTCGCAGAAGAAATCTTCGGAGATGAAGAAGCATTAATCCGTGTGGATATGTCTGAATATCAAGAAAAGTACTCAATGAGTAGATTGATTGGCTCTCCTCCAGGATATGTGGGTTACAACGAAGGTGGACAACTAACAGAAGCAGTAAAGAACAAACCTTACTCTGTAGTATTGTTCGATGAGATTGAAAAGGCAAACAAAGACATCTTCTCACTCTTACTACAACTGTTAGACGATGGTCACCTTACCGATAGTTTTGGTAGAAAGATTAACTTCAGAAACTGTTTGATTATAATGACATCAAACTTAGGGGTTAAGAAACTTCAAGACTTCGGAACAGGAATTGGATTTGACACGACAACAAAAATGTCAAAAGACGAAGAACTTAAAAAGGTATTGTTGGAGAAAGAACTTAAAAACTTCTTCACCCCTGAGTTCCTAAATCGTGTTGACGAAGTGGTAGTGTTCAATCCACTAAAAGAACTACAAGTTCAACAAATCGTTGAGATTGAGGTTACCAAACTTCTCAAAAGAGTTAAGAAAATTGGTTATGATATCACCATCACAAAAGGTGTGAAAGATTTTATCTCCAAAGTAGGGTTCGATGAGAAGTACGGAGCACGTCCTATCAAACGAGCAATTCAAGAAAAGATTGAAGACCTCGTATCTGAAGAAATTCTTAAAAAGAACATTGTTATCGGAAAGAAATATTCTCTTCAGATGAAAGGAAAAGAAGAAATCATTGTTAAGGGGAAATAATTCCCCTTGACATTTGGTCAATTAAAATATTTGTTTTATATTTGTAGTTCAAATTAACAGACATGGATAAACTAACGAAAGACAACTTTATTAACCTTCTCTCAGTACCATCAAAAACGTACCAAGAAGAAATGATGGTAGAACACATCTGTTCAGTATTGGACACGATGCCAGG